GACAGATTATTTAGTTAAAACGAATATCATCAAATAATTTTTTAAATTAAATATTATATAATCCCAACCAGTTGACAATTAAGCGACCAGCTGTAAAATTTAACTGTTGTAATTAAAACTGATTAGTTAAAATATTTTGTTATTCTTTTTTTTACAGTTTTTTTTCTTCCAACAGATTAGCTATGAGTAAGAGATTTAAACTACAGTGTATGAGTTACACTAGGCAAAGTAATTATACGGTTCCTTGTAATGGAGTTGGAATACTTTGTAAGAACGGAAACATCAGATGCAAGAACCATGGTGGACGTTCAACAGGAAGTAAAACACCTGAAGGAAAACTAAAATCATTAAAAAATTTAAAACAGTTCAGAGACCATGAGAGCATTAACAATCAGCGAAGAGACGAAAGATAATATCATTCAAGAATTGATGTTAGGAACTCCACTCACTAAGATTTGCCAAGCTAAAGATAAACCTTCGCTTGCAACATTCTATCGTTACCTTGCTAAGCATAAAGATTACGCTGACAAGATAGCGACAGCCAGACAGGCTGGAGCGCAAACATTGTTAGACAAGATGATTACTGAATTGGATAACGCTGATAATAAAAATATTATGGTAGTCCGAGAGAAGCTCAACCATTATAGATGGTTAAGCTCTAAACTCTTGCCAAGCATCTACGGAGACAAGCAGAGTGTTGAAGTTGATAATAAGATTGAGATTACTTGGAAGACTGGAACTGAACCTAAAACAATTGATGGGGAAATAGTTCCGTAGCAGCAACATTGAGACGCTTGACCTATGCGTCATGGAGTTCGGAATATTTATTATTGCATCACAACTGCATCATTCCTGGAATTTATATTGATATTATTAGTTAGAGCTGCTGCCTAGCAAGCAATTGACCATCAAAAATGTACCGAAAAACAAATACAAACTCGTAAAAAAGCCAATACCTCAAAATCTGGCGAGAGGCTTTATACGTATATTATACCGATGAAAAACTCAGACAAACTCAAAGACAAGTTCAAAGAAGTAAACGCAGTGACCTTTACGACATACGGTAAAGAATTAGTCATGTGCTTTACAGGATTTCAAGAAGAAGAAGACCTGAAAGAGTTTGCAAACTTTGTATTTGCCAAGATTAAGATGAGTTATACCAATCAGGACGAACCACCTAGTTTTCACTAATGAAAGTCGTTATTCCTTATACTCCAAGGAAACAACAAGCCTTTGTTCACCAGGAGTTAGATAAATATAGATACGCCGTTTTATGTTGCCATCGTAGATGGGGTAAATCAGTCATGCTGATAAACCACCTAATTAAGTGTGCGATGACATCAAGAAACCACCAACCACGTTATGCTTATCTTGCCAGTACCTATGCGCAAGCAAAGCGAATAAGTTGGGATTACATTAAACAGTTTGCTGGAAAAATACCTGGCACAAAATTTAATGAGACTGAACTAAGATGTGATTTTCCAAATGGTGCAAGGATTATGCTGTTATCATCGGAGAACCCAGATAGCATCAGAGGTATCTATCTTGATGGAGCGGTGATTGATGAGGCTGCGCAAGTTAAGCCAAGTGTGATTGATGAAGTGATTACGCCAGCGCTCTCAGATAGAAAAGGTTTTTTATATGTGGTCGGTACACCTAAAGGTATGGGAAATTTATTTTATGACTATTACCAAAAGGCACAATCAGACGACAAATGGTTTCTCCATGTTGCGAAAGCTTCTGAGACCAAACTGATAGACCAAGAAGAATTAGATAATGCACTCAAGATTATGGGTCATTCTAAATTCCAACAAGAGTATGAAAGTTCTTTTATTGGAAATATTCAAGGTTCAATTTATGGTGAGATACTATCTTCGTTGGAAGACAAAAGACAAATTGCAAGAATACCTTACGACCCAGCATTTGCCGTTAGCACTTCCTGGGACCTTGGATACAATGACCATAACAGTATTATTTTTTTTCAAAATTTAGGACATGCAATTCACATCATAGATTACTATGAAAATAAAAATGAAGCATTGCCACATTATGTTCAGGTGCTGAAAGAAAAAGATTATGTTTACGATAATCATTACGCACCTCACGATATAGAAGTTACAGAATTTTCAACTGGGAGAACCAGGCGAGAAGTTGCATATCAGCTTGGTATTAAATTCCGTGTCGTTCCAAAAATTGGTTTGGAAGATGGAATACACTCAGCAAAGATGCTGCTTCCAAGATGTTACATTGACGTTGATAATTGTACCAAGTTCATTGATGCGCTTAGACATTATCATCGTAAATATAACGAAGCACAAAGAATATATAACACGAAACCTGTTCACTCATGGTCAAGCCATGCGTGCGATGCGTTTCGAACACTAGCGGTTGGAATTAAAAATTTTAATCCAATGGCGGCAACTAGACAACAACAACACGAAACAAACTACGAGGTATTATAATGGGAAGTATATTTTCACCGAAGATGCCAGCACCACCACCGTTGGTGATGCCAGAACCTGAAAAGGTTCCCGAGGCAGACGATGCAGAAAGAATTGAAGAAGAAGACAATAAGTTAAAAGATATTGAATTAAAGCGTAAAGGCAGACGTTCAACAATTTTAACTGGCACAGGACTATCTGCAGTTCCTGAAGAAGATTTGAATAAGAAAACTTTATTAGGAGGTTAGATGGCTGAGACAAAAAAGAGAGAAACTAAGTTAGATTACTTACATAGGCATTACAAATCTGTTGCAGATGAAAGTCATTACGCTTTACCAAGAAAAAAACCTTATCCATTGCCACCAAACACAATTTCTTTTTATGCAGAACAAGAAGCAGCTGAGAAAAAAGAAACAATCTTAACAAGAAAGAAAGGTAAATAATTATGGGTGGTTCACCAATACCAAGACCATTAAGAAGAAAAAAACCTAAAGGTCCTTCGCAAGCTGAGCTTAAAAGAAGAGCAGAGGCAGCTCGAAAAAAAGCAGAGGCTGAAGCAAAAGCAAAAAGAGAAGCAGAGGCAAAAGCTAGAGAAGAGAAAAGAATAGCTGATGAGAAAGCGACTGTTGATGCTGCACAAGCTGAAAAAGATGAGGCAGCTGGTGTAAAAAGAAGAGGCAGACGAGATACGGTTTTAACTTCAATTACTGGTGTAAGCGGTAGTCCAAAATTAGGTCGTAAAACATTATTAGGTTAGTCATGGGTGGTCCTTATAAGAAGTCTGCAAAATCAATGCAGCAGCCAAAAGTGATGGCACAAATGGAACCTATTAAGCCTGAATATAAGTTTGAGAGCGCAAACGAAAAAAGCAAAAACCAAAAAAGAAAAAGTTTTAGAACGCTATTAACTAAATCTTTAAACGAAATGTAATATGCAATCACAAGAATTAAGACAGCTATCATCTTCTCTAAAAGATAACTTATCAAGGTTACAAGAATTAAGGTCAACATGGGAGAGCCATTGGCAAGAAGTCTCTGACCTGGTGTTACCAAGAAAAGCTGAAATAACAAAAGAGAGGCAACGAGGCGACAAACGTAACGTACAAATATTTGATGCAACGGCTATTCACGCCTTAGAGTTATTAGCAGCTTCTTTACATGGTATGCTGACCTCTTCCGCAAACAGATGGTTCTCTCTGAGATACAAAGATACAGAATTAAATGAAAATGATGAGGCAAGAGAATGGTTAGAAGATGCAACAGAGCGTATGTATGTTGCTTTTGCTCGTTCTAATTTTCAACAAGAAATATTTGAAAGTTACCATGATTTAATTGCATTTGGTACAGCATGCGTTTTAATCGAAGAGGATAAAGACGATATACTTCGTTTCTCTGCTAGACATATAAAAGAACTTTATATTCAAGAAAACGATAAAGGTTTTGTCGATACGGTTTATAGAAAATTTAAAATGTCCGCTCAAGCTGCGGTGACAAAGTTTGGTGTAGAAAATTTATCAAAAGAAGTTTTAAACACTGCAAAGAAAAATCCATTTGATGAAATGGAATTTGTACATGTTGTAAGACCTAGAAAAGATTTTGACCAAAATAAAATTGATAAAAGTAATATGCCATTTGAAAGTATATACTTTGAATTTAAGTCTGGTCACATTATTTCTATCGGTGGATTTAGAGAATTAAGTTATGTGGTGCCAAGATATTTAAAAGCATCGACAGAAATTTACGGTCGTTCACCAGCCATGAACGCTTTGCCTGACATTAAAGTTTTAAACAAAATGGTTGAGAACGCATTGAAGGCAGCAGCTAAGCAGATTGACCCACCACTTTTAGTACCAGATGACAGTATGCTTAATCCAATTAGAATGTCACCAGGTAGTTTAAATTATTATAGAAGCGGCAGCAGAGATAGAATTGAACCATTACAAATTGGTCAAGCAACATCAGTTACTTTAAATTCAGAAAATCAAAGAAGAGAAGCAATTGGTCGTATGTTTCATGTGGACCAACTTTTAGTGACAGAAAATAGAAACATGACTGCAACGGAAGTGATGAGCCGTAACGAAGAGAAGATGAAAATTTTAGGTCCTGTTCTTGGAAGACTACAATCTGAATTACTCCAACCGCTTATTGTTAGAGTATTTAATATTATGGTGAGAAATAATTTATTCCTTCCAGCGCCTGAAATTTTAGTCAATCAGGAAGTTGATATTGAATATGTATCACCGATGGCGGTAGCACAAAGGTCACAAGAACTACAATCGTTAATGCGTGGTGTAGAGATATTTGGTTCTATGTCACAAATGCTACCAGTGATGGATTTTATTGATGAGAACGGATTAATTAAACAGTTAATTAGAACATTAGGTTTACCAGCAAAAGTCATTAAATCTGACCAACAAGTTCAACAAATAAGAGAAGAGCGAGCAGCACAACAAGCACAAGCACAACAAATGCAACAGCAAATGATGGAAAGTCAAATGGCAAAGAACGCAGCGCCAATGGCAAAGGTAATTAATGAGCAACCAGAATAAAATTATTGAAGATTTAAAAAACGCTTACAAAATAACTTTTGGTAGCGACCACGGTAAACAAGTTTTAGATGACCTCTCGAAGAGGTGCCATGAGTTTAACACCACTCATATAAAAGGTGACAGTCACGAAAGCGCTTTTTTTGAAGGACAACGAAGTATTCTTGTTTGGATTAAAAGCATCATCAACTCAAAATAATCGAGGTACATAATGGAAACTCAGACAACTGCACCAGAGGTGCAATCTGAACAAACGGAAGCTGTTGTTCAGGAAACACAAACACCTGAGACAACAACTCAGAGTAACTTTCAAGATTTAATTCCTGAAAGTTTTAAAGAAGAAAAATCTTTGCAAAATTTTAAGAACATGGAAGATTTTGTAAAAAGTTATCTTCATTCACAAAAACTGGTAGGAGCAAATAAAATACCAGTGCCAAACAAACATGCTACAGACGAAGACTGGGCTGAAGTTTATAATAAACTAGGCAGACCAGAAACGCCTGATGGTTATGAATATAGTTTTAAAGAAGATGAAATAGACCAGGAACAGTTGAAAGGTTTTAATGAAACCGCTCACAAACTTGGTTTATTACCAAAACAAGCTGAAAGTTTAATTAAGTATTACAACGAAATGAACGCAGCTCAATTGGCACAATCTGAAGAACAAGCAGATGTCAAACAGATGGAAACTGAAGCGGAACTTAAAAAAGAATATGGTCCTCAGTTTCACAAACGTTTAGACCAGGCTAAAAAGTTAGCAACTAATTCATTAGGTGAAGATTTTTTAAATAATACAATTTTAAAAGATGGTTCACGATTAGGTGACAACTTAAATATTATCAAAGCTTTTTCAGAGTTAGCAGACAAATTATCCGAAGATGAAATCGTAAAAGGTGAAGGCTCTTCGTATATGACTGCAAACGAAATAGAAAAAGAAATCGCAGAATTAACTGAACCAGGTTCAGCTTACTGGGATAAAACTCACCCCAACCATCAAAGGTCGGTTGAGGAAGTTTACAAACTAAGACAATCACTCAATGGCTAAGTTTGAACCAGCAGAGACTGAACTATCAGATATTGAAATCAGGTTAGAGTGTTTACGCTTAGCAACAGAGTTTGCCCCTGAGTATCAGCGAAAAGAACCTTTGCCAGTCGCTGAACAATATTATGATTGGGTTTTAAAAGTTTCAAAGAAGACAACTCGTAAAGAGCCTTCTAAGAAAAAAGTCTAATTGCAGACTTAAAACGCAAAGACGAGAACCTCGTAAGAGGACAATCAAATCGACAATCAATCAAACACTAACTAAAGAAAAGGAGGTTTGCTATGTCAAACCAAATTACTACATCTTTTGTTCAACAATATTCGAACAATGTGATGATGCTTAGCCAGCAAAAAGGCTCTCTTCTTAGAGGTGCGGTTGATGTCGAAACTGTGGTAGGCAAAAATGCTTTCTTTGAAAGAATTGGAGCTGTAACTGCTGTCAAAAGAACTACTAGACACGCAGACACACCACAAATCGATACTCCACACTCAAGAAGAAGAGTATCTATGGTTGATTATGAGTACGCTGATTTAATCGATAACCAAGATAAAATCCGTACATTAATTGACCCAACATCTTCATACGCAACGGCTGCTGCAATGGCACTTGGTCGTTCTATGGACGATGAAATCATTGCCGCTGTTTCTGGCAATTCTTTTGGAGGAGAAACTGGTTCAACTACGGTTGCGCTTCCTTCAGCTCAAAAGATTACTGAAGCATCAACTGGCGGTATGACAATTGCTAAACTTAGAGAAGCAAAAGAAATCATGGATAGCAACTCAGTTGACCCAAGCTTACAAAGATTTATCGTTGTAGGTCCAAAACAAATTTCTGATTTGTTAGGAACAACTGAAGTAACTTCAAGTGATTTCAACACTGTAAAAGCTTTAGCAAATGGCGAAATTAACCAATTTCTTGGTTTTAATTTCATTACATCAAACAGGTTAGACTTAACGTCTTCTAAAAGACTTTGTTTAGCGTTCACATCACAAGCAATCAAATTGGCTTTAGGTCAAGATTTGATGACTAGAATTGATGAGCGTTCTGACAAAGGTTACGCAACTCAGGTTTACGTATGTATGTCTGTAGGCGCAACAAGAATGGAAGAAGAGCAAGTTGTAACCATAGAAGCGCACGAAGCGTAATAGGAGGCTAAAATTATGGCATCAGTAAAAGGCGTTAATTTTACCAATATAACTTCTAGTCCTGTAGTGAACACTGCAAGTAAAGAAGCATACGGTAAATTAAGAGTTACTTTTGATACTTATGAAGCTTCTTCATTAGCTTCAGGCTCTGACATTTCAGTTGCTAGATTACCAAAAGGCGCAACGGTTTACGAAGTAATCGTACACCATGACTCTTTAGGTGCATCATCAACTATTAAAGTTGGAGACAGCGCAGACGATGACAGATACATCGCAGCAACATCAACAGCATCAGCTGGGAAACTGGTTATGTCTGAAGATGGAGCAATCGATGGATTTGGCTTCGAACAAACTGCTGAAACTGACATCATTTTAACTACTGGCGGTGCTGCCATTTCTGGCACTATCAAAGTAGCTATCATGTACGCAGTTGAATAGTTAACTCTTACGAGGTTGGCGGTAACGTTATGTGCTGCCAGCCTCTTAATCATTATGAAAGTTTTTATCATGCTGTTTATGGCGTGTTCACCTTATATGGAAAAATGTATTGAATTTCACGAAGACCAACCAACTGAATTTAAAACATTAAACATCTGTAAAGAAGAAGCGACCAAAACATTAAAAAAAATTATTACAGAATTTGAGAAGAAAAATTTACCAGCAAAAATATTTGTAACTTGTAAGGAGATTGAAAAATGGCAAGCGTAGTGGATATGGCAAACTCTGCATTAAACTTATTAGGTGCATCAACAATTACTGCACTGACAGACGATAGTAAAAATGCAAGGTTAGTAAACCAAAGATATGAACCAATTAGAAATAGAATATTTAGGTCACATGCTTGGAACTGTTTAACTAAAAGAGTGCAGCTTGCTGAAGATGCAGACGCTCCAGTGATTGAGTATGCAAATCAATTTACGTTACCAGCTGATTGTTTACGAGTTTTAAAAATACATAATGGTACGACTGACAGTATTGAAAGTGACCTGGACTACAAAGTAGAAGGTAGAAAAATTAAAACAGACGAAGGTACTGTTTATCTAGTTTACATAGCTTTAATTACAGACCCCAACGAATACGATAGTTATTTGCAAGAGGCTATTTCAGCTGCACTTGCTGCTGATATTGCTTATGCAGTTACGAACAATGCAACACTTGCTAAAAATTATTTAGAAACAGCTGACGAAAGATTACGTGAAGCTCGTTTTATAGATGCAACAGAAAATTCATTAGGAACGATTGAAAGCAACGAATTTACAGATGCGAGGTTATAATGCCTAGAACAACATTAGCATTAACATCATTTGTTAGTGGTGAGTTTGGACCCAAGTTAGATGGTCGAACTGACTTTGACAAATATCAAACAGCTACAAAGAAATTAGAAAATTTTTTAGTACACCCACAAGGCGCAGCAACAAGAAGAGTGGGTACGCAACATATTGCAGAGGTTAAAGATAGTGCAGCCAAAACAAGATTAATACCGTTTGAATTTTCAACGACACAAACTTACATTTTGGAATTTGGAGACCAGTATATTCGTTTTTATAAAGACAAAGGTCAGATATTGAGTAGCAATGTTGCTTATGAAATATCAACTCCTTACAGAACCGCAGAATTATTTGATATTAAATGGGCGCAATCCGCAGATGTTATGTATATCTGCCACCCCAACCACGATGTTAGAAAATTATCAAGAACAGGTCACACAAGCTGGACTTTAAACACAGTATCTTTTTCTGGCTCACCATCACCAGGTATTTCTGGCTCTAATAACAGACCAAGCTGTGTTTCATTTTTTGAGCAACGTTTAGTTTTTGCTGGAACGAATAATAATCCGCAATCCTTATGGTTTTCTAAATCTGGTGATTATGAAAACTTTACAACTGGAACCAACGCTGGCGATGCAATGATTTATACGATTGCATCAAACCAAGTTAATAGAGTTAGATATTTAAAATCACAAAGAACTTTAGTTGTTGGAACAACAGGTGGTGAATTTACTGTAAGTGCTGATGGTACTGACGCAAGTATCACTCCAACCAACATTGCAATTAAAAGACAAAGTTCTTATGGTTCTGCCGATGTTGATGCTCTAACAGTAGGTAACGCTGTTCTCTTTTTACAAAAAGCAAAACGTAAGATTAGAGAACTTGCTTATAACTTTGACGTGGACGGTTATATCGCACCAGATTTAACAATATTAAATGACGCTGTTACGACATCTGGAATTAATGAAATGGCGTATCAACAAGAACCAGATAGTATTATTTGGTGTGTACGTGATGATGGCGTTCTTGCTGGATTAACATATCAACGTTCAGAAAATGTTGTTGCATGGCATAGACATATTTTTGGTGGTGAGTTTGACGGTGGCAATGCAGTTTGTGAAAGTGTTGCAACTATATCAGGTGATTTAACTGAAGATGAACTTTGGGTAATTGTTAAAAGAACAATTAATGGAAGTACAAAACGATATGTAGAATGTTTTTCTAGTTTTGATTTTGATGAAACTGATGCGGAAGATTTTAAATTTTTAGATAGTTTCTTAACTTACGATGGTTCTGCAACTACTTCAATTAGTGGACTGGACCACCTGGAAGGTGAAACCGTATCAATTCTTGCAGACGGAGCAACACATGCTGACAAGACTGTAAGTAGTGGAGCAATCACTTTAGACCGTTCAACAACAAAAGCAGTTGTTGGTTTAAAATATGACAGTGTTTTACAAACTATGAGAATAGAAGGTGGAGCTGCTGAAGGAACTGCTCAAGGTAAAACCAAGCGTATTAGCAAGGTGGTGTTAAGGTTATTTGAAACCGTTGGAGCTAAAGTAGGTCCAGCATTAGATAATTTAGAAACAGTTCCATTTAGAAGTTCATCAGACCCAATGGATACTCCAGTCTCAACATTAATTGCTGGTGATAAAGAAATAGAATTTAGAGACGATTACAACACAGATGGTTTTGTCGTAGTAAAACAGGACCAACCATTACCATTATCTATATTAGCAATTTATCCAACTGTAGTGACTAGCGATGGATAATATTAAAGTAGTTCCGTACAAATCCTGGCACTCAACAAAAATTATACAAGCTGGAATGAATGATGAAAAACTTTCAATTGATGCCAAAGCATATTCTGACAAAATTGAATTGGCAGAGCCTGGCATGTCATACACTCTATTGGTCAATGATACTATTGTTTGTTCTGGTGGCATCTATCCTCTTTGGACTGGTGTTGCTGAAGGTTGGGTTTTGTCAACTCGCAGAATATTTGATTTCACTTTGTCAGCGTGCAGAGCAATTAAAGAACGAACAGATTTAATTTGTGAGAATAATAAAATTTGGAGACTGCAAACGGCAGTCAGAGCTGATTATGAAACTGGCATACGATTTGCTGGTTGGCTTGGATTAAAAAAAGAAGGTCTGATGAAAAAATACGGACCTGATGGTTCTAACTATTACAAGATGGCAAAAATTTATGAGTATAATAGGTAATATATTTGCAGCAGATGCTGCTAAGAAAATTGGTAAATACAATAATGCAGTTGCACAACAACAAGCTGCGTATGAACGTAAGGTCGCTGAAAGAAATGAAAAAGCTTACAACGATTTAGATAGACCAAGATTAGTTAAACAACAAAAGAAACAATTAGAAGAATTTAGAGTAGGTTTATTAGCACAAGGTTTTGAAATTAGAGAAGGCACAACTCCATTTTTAAATTTGTTAGAATTTTCTGTAGAACAAGCAACTGACCTAGCAATTGCAGATTATAACCAAGAAGTTGCTTATACAGACCAAATCAATCAATCTTTATTAACTTCAGCTAGAGGACAAGCAGAACTTTACAAAGGTCAACTAATTGCAAGAACTGAATACGCTAAAGCAATAGGCAAAGTGGGTCAGGCACAGCAACCAGGTAAAAGTATTCTAACGGTATAATTATGGCACTTAAAATTTATCAATCACAATCCAAAGTTAACACTGGCAGACCTTCACAACAAACGTCTGCATTATTTATTCCAATGGGTTTAGCCACTAAATCTGCGGAAGGTGTTAAAGCAATCGCAAAGGCTTATGCAGATTATAAAACTTACCAGCAAGATACAATTGATGAAAACAGAACAACCGACCTTATTATTGATGCTAAAAAAGATATATCTAAAGTTATTGTTAACTCAAAAAAAAATACAAATTTAGATGAGGTTGAAGGTAATCTTAATGATGTGTTTAAATCATTTGACTTAAAAAATGAAAGCAAAGGTGTTCAACAAAAGTTTGCAAAATGGTCAAACAATTACAAAAAGATTGCAGCTGGACAGGCATTTAAAAATTCATCAGCAGCTCTAGCTTTACAAACAACTCAATCACAAACAAAAAAAATTAATACCTGGGCATTAGATGCAGCTAGTAATGACCCATTCGTTCGAGCAGAGGCAGAAGGTAATTTACAAAATTATTTTAATAATCCTAACAATGCTCAATATTTTACCGACTTTGAAGCAACTAAAAATGAAACGTATGCTTTGAAAGAAAAACTAAAAACTAAGTTTGATGTTAAAAATAATCCTGAAAAATATTTAAACAAAGTTGAATTGCATGACAAGTTTGGTCCGCAAGTAGGTGATGAAATATATGACCAGGCATCTGCTGAATTAACAAAACAAAATGTTAATGCAGAAAATTTATTAATATTAAAAGAACAAGAAGGTATTAATCAATCAGTTTATAATTTTACGGACATTGCAAATAGAATTTTATTATCACAAAGCGACAAATCAAATTCTGAGCTTTTAGCAAAAGTTCCTTCAATAGATGATGTTTATGATTATTGGAAATCAGGTAAAATTAACGAAGCTCAATATCAATCTATTTTAGATATTTATACAAATCCAAATAAGACAACAAAAGACGAATTAATTAATTTAATAAATAATCAAATTGTTATTGCAGAAACCGTTGAGCAAATTGAAGATATGCAAAATTACAATGCAACTGCACAAGAAGTTTTAAAAGATATTAATTTATCTGACTTAGCATCAGTAAATAAAGTCATTGCACAAGTTAAAAGCGAC